AGTTCTTCTATGTTTTCTTTAACCATACCTAAAGCTAAATTATGTCGATGACACAAAATACCTCTTGGTAAAAGATCTGAATTATTTCTGTAATCTTTCCTTGTATATCGGTGATCATGATCAATAACTAATTCTGATTCATTGCTTCTTCCTTTTATTCGTGTGGGGGCTTTGTCATAAAGAACATCTGGGCCGCATGCAGGGCACTGTGTATCTTGTTTAAGCCACCAGTCTGCCACAGTTTTGCCCCATTCACATTTAATCTTTCGGTATCTTAAAGTTATCCTTCCTTCAGGTGTTAATCGTAGTTTTGCTTGTTCTTTTTTTCTAGATCTTCTAATAGCTTCTTTTCCTTTTTCAGTCATAATATACCTTTCTTGTCTTTTATTTGCGTATGCCATATTATTTTGCTTCCCCCCATGAGGGACCTTTCTCTAAGTCAATTACACTGGGTATATTTAATTCTACACAGTGTTCCATTACCTCAATGATCTTCTTCGCTTGCTCTTCTGATTCAAAAGAAAGATCTAGTTCGTCATGAACCTGGATTAAAGGTAAGAAACCTTCTTCATATAAGATAACCATAGCTTGTTTAGTTTGATCAGCGGCGCTACCTTGTATTAATCTATTCAACGCTTTGTATGTCCACCCTCTTTTTATTCTAGTGAACCCACCATACTCACGTTCAGCTTGTTTTTTAGGAAGAGGTAATCCTGCTCCAAATTCGAATGGCTCCCATAAATCAAAACGACATTTACGTCCTTTGATTGTTCTAATAAAACCTACATCTCCTGCTCGTTTTTGTGCATTCTTAGTTAGTTGTTTAACAAAAGGTACATTAGTATGGTATTTAGAAAAAAGATCTTCAGCTTCAAATTCTGTAAGATTTAATTCATTTGCTAATTTAGCTTTGCCCATACCATACATCATGCCTAAATTAATTGTCTTTGCTTGTTTACGGTCAATGCCCGCCATGTCTGCTACAGTTTGATGAAAGTCTATGTTGCCGGATTGATATCCTTCGACTAAATGCTGTGCCCCCTCAAGCTTAGTTAAGGCTGCATAATGTACTAGAAGACGTGGCTCTTGTTGAGAATAATCAAAACTCCCCCACTGTTGTCCTTCTTCCGGGATAAACAATCTTCTAATTAAAGGACCTATTTCTTTATTACGAGCAGGGATTTGTTGCAGGTTTGGATTCTGCATACTTAACCGACCAGAGATCGTGCCTCCCTGCTCATTTCTCATTTGATTTATTTCAGCATGAATCCGCCCCTTGCTCTCGTGCTTGAGGATACTGTCAATGAACGTGGTTCTCGCCTTATTAATCTCACGAGCTTCAACAACCAACCTTGCAAGTGGATTAGAATGATTTGACAAAAAGTCCTTGTCAAAGCGGGGCTGTTTAGACTTCTCAGTGCGCTCATAAGATATCCCTGCCGCATCAAAAGCCTTGGCGACAGATGTCGGAGTCCAAATATCAACGTGGATATTTGTGATCTCATGGATTTTTTTAAGTATCTTTTTCTCTGTAGTATATAAAGATTTTTTTGTTCTCTCTGCGTGATCGACATCTACTCTTACTCCCTTCTTTTTCATTTCAAATAAAACAGGAAATAAATCTGTTTCTAATTTGAATACATCTATAAGTTCTTGTTTAACTATTTCACGTCTTAACACGCCCCATAGTTTTAATGTTAGGGATGCATCCTGTTCAGCGTAGGGGCCCACATACATGGGAGGTAGTCTCCACATCTCAGTCTTTGCATTAACACCCCACTCTTTAGCTGCTTCATATAAAGCAGTTTGTGCTTTTTTTTCTCCTACATATTTTTTTCCTAACTCATCAAGAGAAAATCTTTTGGGTTCGTTTTCATTTACCAAAGGACCGGCTATCATTGTATCAATAATACGGCCGTGAACCTTTAGCCCCATTTGATGTAACCACCCTACATCATAAATTGCATTATGAAATATTTTATCACACGGTAATTCTAAAATTTTTTTAAGTTGTCTTGTAAAAACCTTTTCATCTATATTGCCCCCGCCTTCATGACGAAGAGGAAAATAACCCCGCCACCCTTCAACAGCTATAGCTACGCCAATAACATAACCATTACTCACGGCCCAACCAGGCCCTACTCCTTCATTCAATCCTGAGTCTCTTGTTTCTAAATCAATGGCAATTTCTTTTGCTTCGCTTAAATCAGGTATCCTTTCCGGAGGGAGCCATTCAATTTTAGTTTGGAATAAAGGTATCTGCATAGGCCTCCTATTTTATTTCCTTTATGGTTTTTTGAATTTCATCATATCGCTCCTGTGCCCACTTATATTCCCTGTGTTTTATAGCTCTATCAATGGAGATAAAATCTCTTAGCCTTTTACAAAACCTTTCATAATACATATTCCATTCCTCCCCCTCAATAATAATGCGCTTAAATTCTTCTTCACGTGTGACTATCAAGATAACTCCTTTTTTAATGTTAGTTCTACATTGTAAATTATGAGCCATTGCGTATGCCACTACTTGCATTTTCCAATCCTCGGTCCATTCTTCTTTAGGCATTTGTTTTTTTGTTTTAAAATCAACAATGGCTTCTTCTCCTTCATATTCTCCTACGAGATCAATAACGCCCCGATAATATATGCTGTAATAAATATGAGCTTCTAATCCGTAGACCCATTCTAAGCGATCCTTTAATCCTTTTTCCAATATTATATTTCCCATCTTAGTTGCGAGCTCAGCGTAAGGGTGGTATGCGGGATTGACAAGGGGAGGAAGTTTTGCATATTTTGATATCCATTTATCACCAAGCCTCCAATTAATGCAAAATTTCCAAATAGAATTTTCCAGATATTTGTGCAAACTTTTTCCAATGCTTATTCCTTCTTCAGTAATTCGGTTAGCTTCTTCTTCCCCGACTCTTTTTCTCCAAGCTTCCAGTCCGGATTTATCTTTTGTTCCATTAAGTATTCTTGTAGGAGAAAGTAATAAATGGGAGTCCTCGGGCCATCCATAACTATCTCTTTCTTCGTTATAAAAATCATTATACTTAAAAGTAATTTCTCGACAGCTTTCAGGATACATCCCTACTGTTCGTTTTCCATCCTTGCTTCTTGGGGTATCTTTCATTCTTCCTCCTGTATCTCTCCTGCGATTGCTGCGTATCCCGCCATGTCTACGTAACAGTCTTCCGTCTTTCTGTGTTTCAGTCGTGCTACTTTTACAAGGAGCATACATATTGCCACATCATGAGGCGAAATTTCTTTTTCTAAATAAGCACCCCATAAGTCTGCGATGTTTTTATGGTTCTCATATTTATCCCCATAATCACGTTGTCTTTGTCCCGTTACAACTTTGATAGCCTTATCTAAATAATCTCTTGTCTTCATTACACCCTCCAAAACATTTCTGAAAACTCTTTATCATTTTCTGAACGCACCATGTGCAATTCATTTTTTGCTCGTGTCATTCCCACATAGAATACCCGGCGTTCTGCATCTCTATTTTTTCTATACCCCTCATCAACACGGTGGGATAGTTGAGAAA